CCAGTAGTAGCAGGAGTGAAAACTACATGACTAGAAGTGGTCTGATCATTTTCACTAGAAACTCTGGCCTCATCTTTCCAACCGCCAGCAGTATATAACTGAATACCACTGCCATTCAGTTGAAACTTATCTTTCCTTTGTTGTAAATTAGAAATTGCTGAATGAGGTTCATAAAGAATATCATCGTTGGCATTAGAACTGGAACCATCAGTACCATTTAATAATATTGAGCCACCCTCTTCAAGCTCAAGTCTCGCATCTGAAATTGTGCTAGTACTTTCTAAGGTGATTTGTTTTAATGCTGAATTGTCAGCATCTGTAATAATATTATCACCATCTTCTGTTATTAAATTGTATAATCTGGATTGTAGATTTACATCAGTAAGTCCTATACTTTTCCAATAATCATAATCATTAGTTTCTATAACATTATTCACAACTAGTCTATTAAATACTGCTTCTGAATTAGATTCCAGTTCTATTGGTTGAGACACCGAATCAGAATCTTGTTCCATCTCTACTCTGACAACATCCTCAATAGTGGTTGTCAGAATTTGTTTTGTGGCGTCCCAACCAGAAACAGTGCCAACATGAGAAGTTAAAGTATCACCAGAAACAAACCCTAGGCCGGTAATATCTTTTAATACAAAGTTTGCTGCGACAGAAACTGGCGGAGAGCTTCTATAATTAAATCCAGAATCAATATTTTTTGTGCTTAGAATATTACCAATATTTTTTGTTGTTGGAATAAGTTTAGCACTTGTACCAACTGTGCTTGTTATGGAAACTGTTGGTAGAGTAGAATATCCAGAACCTTTATCGGTTAGAAATATTCTTGTAATTTCACCAGCAGTAGATGATGTGCTAGCCTCAAAAACGATACGATCATTTTCGGTCCCATATGTGTCTATGATTACATTACTGGGAGTGTTATATTCTGTTGTTATATAATATCCAGCATGAGTAGAAGAACCATCTGTTCCATCTAGAAGAATAGAAGTGCCATCTTCATGTGATAGATTTTCAATAGGAAAGGATGTCGTTGTATCAGATTCTAATGTTAGATAGTCATTATACCCATCACTGCTATCATTGGATTCCAGTAAAGGACTTCCACCAACAACAGAAACGAATCCTTCCGCTGTCAGAGTGCTTAGTTCTGAAGTAGTAAAAGTTAAAACATCACCAATTCTATAGTCACTTCCAACATCATCTATTATAACCTCATCTATAGAACCCAAACTAACTTGATCAACTTGTACACTTGCTGCATTATTACCAATAGATGAATCTAAAGTAATGGTATTACCAGACGAATGTAGTATTCCTGTTTTATTAATTGTCGATCCTGCTACAATTTTCTGGATGGTGAATTTCATTTCCACCTTACTTGTAACACTGTCTGCTGTAAGTATCTCTCCTTCTATAAATGATCCTTGAATGGAACTTTGTAGGATTTGGAATTCTGTTATTGAATCTGTGCCTTGTGAGAATACTATTGCATCAATAGCAAAGCAAGTTGTTCCAGAAGTCTGGCCAGTTAATGTCTGTCCTATAACTTCTGAACCAGCGGAGCCTGCTTGATTTACACACCGTATAACAGTTTTCTTGTTCCAGTTGCCATCTGATAATCGAAGCATACGCTGGTTGGGCAAGAAGATATCAGATTCTTCATCAAGCAACATTCGCAAAAATAGTTTATGTCCTTCTGATGTTCCTTTAGCCGCATACAAGTCTTTAATATTTTTTATAAGGTTTCGTTTAGAAAGACCAGACGCAAGCGAGTTAGGAATTGACTGCATGAACTGATTAAACATTTCATCCAGCATAACGGAGACTGTATTATCAGGATTTGCATAATCCAACAATTTCTGAATAGTCGCAACAGGATTGGCACGATAGGTTACAATAGAAGCAGTAGCAGCAGAGGTTCCACCAGTGATGGTTTCTCCAACCTCAAACTTTTGCTGGCTTGAAATAAACAGCCGTGTGTTTTCTAAATCATCTACAAGAACTTCAGCAGTAGCATTAGAAGTTCCGCCGGTGATGGTTTCGCCAACAACGAACTTGCCGGTTGTTCCAACACCAGTTTCCGTTACAACTTTAGTCTCATCTTCATTTAGTAAATATTGTGTATCGGTTTTCTCTAAGATAATATTATTGATAATACCATCTACGATAAGCTCTGCAGCTTCCAAAAACTGATAATACTGTTTTAGAAATTGAACAAACTTGGGATGATCAGCCTGTACAAAATCTGGAACCTGTCCGTCAATTAATGGCGATATCTTTGTTTTAAGGGATGCATCAAAGGGCATGGAATTAGAAACTCTTCGTCGGCGTATAACTAGTGGATGTTGTATATGAAGAACTTGCCCCAGTAGCACCAACAGCTATCGTATCTATTTCTCCGGTTACAGTCGTATTCGTCATATCTATTTCTAATATTTGATTGCGAACAGGCACAATATCTTTTGAGTCTGGTATCCCTGTTATCCTGATTGTGGTTGAAGTCACATCATCTACATCGGAGATAGAAATTATGTTTAATGAATTTATCTTAATATCTCCTGTGGAATAATCAATGGTTCCTGCTGTTTCATCAGTATATGTTCTGACAGCACCAACCAAATAATATCTTCGTATATTTCCATCCCCGTCATCGTCAAAGAACTGTTCATTTTCTGTGTCACCACTAACAAAAAAACCAGAGGAGGTAGTAATCCCTCCGGCCAATTTATTATGTTCTGAATGGGGATTATAAAGAACATTATTAAAATACACATTATGTCCTGCCGCAGTATTTAATGTAGGTGTAATTTTTTTGGATAAAGTAACATTCGTAATATTGTTTAGAATTGAAGTATCGGTATCGTCAATCAGACTAGAAAGTTGAGAATGCCTGAACACGTTGTTGAAGGATTTTAAACTACTGTCATTGAAATCGGTTATCGTAGTTATAACATTAGAAACCAAGGTGGATTTCTCTTTAGTTGTTTTACTAGAATTATACTTGAATGACACGTTCAGAATAATGTAAGTAATTTCTGGATCAATAATTACAGGCGTAATAGACGCCACATTATATTTCTGAAAATCACCTACCAACTGAGTTTTCTGGGCCAAAGTGAGGTTGTTACCTGTAGTTGATTTTATTGAGATATAAACCCGACCATAAGAAGCGGTGCCGATCACGCCGAGGCTTGGATCAAAGGAACCACTCTCGCCACCAAACACCATGACAGCTTGAGTTTGGGGAAATAGTTTCTTTGCAAATAACTTATAATCCTCTGATGTAACGCATCGGCCCTGAGCCGCATAATCTAATGGAGCATTGAGCTTGATAGAATTAAGTGTCTCGCCTTCTGTTCCGCCGGATGCCCTATTGACAGTCGTAACAGTAATATCTGTAACAGTATCAATGGCACCAGATGAAGTGAAGACAGAAGCACCATTTGATTCTGATTTGTTTGTCACCACATATTGGAGTATAACTATGTTACCATCGGACAGAGCCTTACTTAAAACGCCATCACCAAAATAGACTTCAAACTTTTGTGCCTCAACTTCCTGTAAAAAATAAACCTCACTTGAACTTGTTAGTGTAGAAATGTCTGAGGTCTTAGTATAGGTTGCGGTAGTAGAGTCTGAACTTGATGTTTGAACCTTGACTGTCAGTGTTGTCGTATCTGATCTTTTATCTGTCAAAATAAATCTTTGATTTACATCAGAAGAATCTACAGTGTATCTTACTGTAACATATGTTCCCTCATAGATTTTAAGATTATTGAAAGGAATTTCTGTGCCTGTACTGTTCGCAGTAACATCATTAACATTAACGAACTGATAATCTACATTATCTACTGAGGTATTGAACTTTGTTCCAGCAGTCATCGTCGCAGTACTTTTTGAAGAATTGTTTAGCACCACATTAACTTCTGCGAAAGGAGCCCGAGCTGAATCTACTTCGTAACCCAGTGTCTTTGCGTGAGATACAATACTTGAGCGTAATGAGGTGCTGTCCATGAACATTTCATTTGCGAGCATGTTCATATTGAATCCAAGATAGTGTGTATTGTAGGCCAGCGTATCCAAGAGAATGTTGATGCCGGAACCCTCAAAATCATAATCCTTGAAATCGGTTTGAGCTTTAAGAAATGTCTTTAAGTTTGCTTTTACATCATCAAAGTCAAACTCTGTTATATCTAATCTTCGGTTTGTTGCCATTATCGTAATCTCTCTAGGGGTAATGTTAAGTCTATTAATTCTGTTGGCGCATTAACAACATAGAATTCTATACTCACCTCATATTCATTACGTTCCAAATTAGGAGAAGCCCTAACGCCGACAAGGCGAGCTCGCGGTTCAAAATTTTCAATAACATCTTGAACTTGTCTTGAAAGAATAATCGCTGTTACAGGAGTCATCAATTCAAATAACGTGCCCCTTACACCAGAACTTATCTCTGGATGAAAAGGTTT